GGCCGCAATACTCTGATCGACAAGCCGTTTCTGGTTAGCCGCGTCGGGATCCAACGTATTGGACAGGTCCAAACCGGCATTGATGCTGGTTTGACGTCCCGCACTTTCTTCTTTGAGGCGCGCCTCGACGTCACGCTCGGCCTGCCAGGTGACCAGCTGGTCCAGGTGCTGGTAATCGTGCAGGGTTGGACCACCGCCGTCCCCCAACGCCGCATCATCTCCCACCGCGATGTTGTCTGTGCCCGTTTGAGCCAACTTGGCCCGTTGCGCCGCGATCATCTGCTCGACAGCCGTCGGCTTGCCGAGAGCCGCCATTCCGTCCCCAATGGGACGCATTTTGTCGCCGATTTTCCGAAGTACCCGGTCGAAATCGCTCAGCCCCTCGTCGGCCGCCCCCTTGAACCGGCGATTGATCCCGTCGAGGAGCGCCATTTGCGCGCCTTCCAGGTCGCCCTGCCGTTGCAGCCGTTCGATATGCTCCAGTTCGGCGGCGCTCAGCAGGTGGTACTGCTCGGTGAGGCGCGCCGCGGCGGCGGTCGGGTTTGCCAGATCCGCGACCAGCTCGTGCCCGGCCTTATCGGCGTCCTGGCCGGTCCCGGCGGCGTAGTCGGCGGTGACGCCCAGCAGTTGGGGCAATACCGCACTGTCGATCTGGCCGCTGCCGATCGCCGCCAGCGCGACGTCGTGGTAGGTCCCCGACGACTGGTGCCCTGCCGCCGCGGCCTGGGTCGCGATCTGATCGACCTGGCTGCCGCGCAGGCCGACGGCGCCCCCGCTGGCCTTGATCGCGGCGTCGAGACGCCGGATCTGCTCGGCGCCCCCCAGCGCCGCCGCCGTCACCGTGGCCAGCGCCCCCACCAGCAACACCCCGGCCGCCACGCCGCCGACCCCGACCGCCCGTATGGCAGCCCCGACCGCGTCGAAACGCTCGCCCAATACCATCAGGCTGCCCGGGATGCGGGCGAAGTTGCCGGCCACCCCCTCGTGGCCCAGCACCAGTAATTCCCGCGTGACGCCGGCGGTCCCATGCCCCAAATGTTCGGCAGCGCTGGCGCCGGTCTCATAGGCCGCCCGGAGGAAGGCAACCCGCTCGGCATGTTCGGCAGCGGTGATCGCGCCCGCGGCCAACAGGTCGTTCAGTTTGGCCTGTCCCAACTGCCAGGTCGAGGTCGCGGCGCTGACGTAGCCGATCTGGCGATCGAGCTGGAGCAACTCGGTGCCGTAGCCACGGGCGGCCGCCGCCCCCTTGGCCGCGTCCGGCATCAGTTCGGCGTGGGTGACCCCGGTGGCCAGCACCCCGGAGGGCAGCGCCGTCTCCGCGATCTCCTCGCCGATACCGGTCGCGGGATGCGCTGCTTCGGCCGGACGCCCGGCGTTGTTCCGGGCGCCCCGTTCGGCGGCGCGGCGTGCCAGCGCCGCGAAACGCGCGTCGTCGGCTGCCGCGCCCCCTTGCGCGATACCGGAAGGCGCCGCCCGCTCCAGTTCGGCCTGCGCCCCCTGCATGGCGCTCACCCACTGGGGCTCGCCGATCAGACCGCGTTCGAGGCCCTCGTTGAGTGCGTCGACTGCCGTCGTGTAGCGTTTGGTGGCGGCGTAGACCGGGTCGAGCCGGGACAGCACCCCGTCAAGAGCCCGATCCAGTTTGGCCAGTTCGTCGGTGCCGTCGGGCAGCGACGGCCGGTCAAGCGGCTGGCGGTTCAGGATGCCCGGACCGTTGGCCGGCGCGAACGCGGTTTCGGTCCGCGCCGCCTCGTCCCGCACCTTGGCGAGGTCGGCCGTCGCCTCGTCCGTCGCGCCCTTCAGGCCGCTGGCGTCGCCGGTAATCCTGAGGGCAACCGTCAACTCGTTGGCGCCGGCCATTATACACTCCTATCGGCGACGATCGCGCACCGCCTCCAGCGCGCCCGCCTCCAGCGCGGTCAGATCATCCAGCGTCTCAGCGTTCCAGGGGACGGCGAGTGCGCGCGCCAGACTCTCGGCCTGGGGCCAGTCCAAACCTACCGGCGTGCCGTCCCACAGCGACCGTCGCCAGGGCGCGCGCACGAACAGGCAGAACGCCGCCCACGCCTCTTCGAGGATCGGAACCCCCGACGGCGCGTTTGCCACCTGAGCGGCGATTTCCGCTTCGCCGAACCCGGCCTGCCGGAGTTGGGCCGCCAGCCGCCCGGGCTCGGGCGCCCCCGCGCCCGTCACCCAGCGCCTGCCGGCCTCCCTCAGTTTCCCGCGCGCGCGCCCGAGAGCGCCCGGTTGTAGGCCTGGACGGCGGCGGCGAGGAACCAGGGGTGATCGAGCACCAGGTCCAAAGCGGCCGGCGAAAACGGCAGCGGCCGGCCGTCCTCGTCCTCGATGCCGCTGTCGGCGTCCCAGCCGATGATCACCCGCTTCATGAACTCGGCGTCGGAGTTTGCCAGCCGCCGGGCGCGCGCGGTCTGGACGGCGAGCCAGTCGGCGTCGCTCACGCCCTCGGCGCGCACCGCGGGCGCCCGCAGGCCGTCCAGGAACGCCGCCGCCTCGGAATTGCGCAGGATGCGGCCCGTGACCGTGACGGTATGATCGGCGCCGTTAACCCCGGCTCCGGTGTGTCTGGCGCTGATCGCCAGCGTGACCTCAAGATTTTTTACAGGCCGAAACGCCATTTTCTGTCTCCCGATAAACGGTGGTTAACCGTCGTGGCTCTTGTCGTTTACATCACCTTGAAACTGATATCGTCGCCCCCCAGCACCGGGTAGAGCGAGAGGTCCACCGCGTGGGTGGCAATACCGGCGTCGTAGGCCAGCGTATAGCCGGTGGCCGACGCGGTGCCGGCGTGGACGTGGATCGCGAAGCCGGCGGCGGTCCCAAGCCGCAGGTCCAGCGTCGTAGTCGTCCCCTGGGTGATGGCGTCCTCCAGGTCCAGGACCGAGACCGGCAGCGCGTCCCAGGTAATCTTGGCCTGGGCGTCGTGGTCCTCCTGATTAACAAATTCCTGATTGACCCGGGCGGCAAAGCTCGTCTTGGCCTGGAGATCGAACGTCGCCGTCTTGAACACCGGCTGCACCCCCAGCGCCCCGAAATAGGGCACCGTGCGCGGGCTGGCGATCGCCGCGGACAGCCACGCCGAGCGGTCGACGCTGATCGGCATCACCGCAGTCTGGGCCGGGTTATAGAGGCCGATGTATGTGAAATCCCAATAGGGAATGCCGGCCTCGACCGTCAGCGCCACCGAGCCCCGAACCCCGGTCAGCCGTCGCAGGTCCCCCTGGTCCCCATAGTAATAGAGGGTCATCGAATCAAAATTGGTCGAGACCGGGGCGAACACGGTGCCGGGCGGCGTCAACGCGATCGTCCAGGTGTCGCCGGCCGCCCAGGGCGTGGCGATGGTCGGAAGGACCTTCGCGCCGCCCGGCAGCGTCAGCGGCGTGTTGTTGGTTACCACCACCCCCGGGCTGGACCAGGCCGGCACGCTGCCGTCCGGGCTGGCCGGGGCCGAGAGCGTCGCCACCGCAACCCCGCTGGCTCCCGGGGTGGTGCAGACGATCGTGACGGTACTGTCCCACAGCCCGGCGTAGGCGGTGCTCTTGGTGAACGTCCAGGCCCCGGCGGGGGGCGCCGGTGCGCTCACCGGGACCGGCGCCGTGGAGACGATGGTCGCCAGCCCGGCAACGCTGGTCGCCGCCAGTTTCGCTGCGCGCAGCAGCGCGGTATAGGCCGGGGCAGTCGCCGCGTTGCCCGACCCCTGGGCCTCGACCTTGAATTTGAGGCCACGGTTGATCTGGGACGGGGTGCGCAACTGGGCACCCTGGAACGGCCGCACTTCGTTGCGCGTTATGATGGTGCTTTTGAGCACGTCGATCTGCACGTCGTAGGCGCGGACCACGTTGGCCGTGACCGGCACCACGTCGGTGCCGTAGCTGGTCTCGACCGCAGCCAGGATCAGCTGCGGCGCCTGGTGGATTTTGCCGGTATAGGGACTCACGGGTGGGTCTCCTCGGAAGCGGGCACCGGGAGCACCGGCGCCGGATGGGCGGCCGGGTTTGCCGGGGGCGCCGGATGGTGGTCGGTGGGCGGATCGACCAGCACCGGCAGACCGGTGTGCTCGTCGATGCGCCAGATGCCGCCGGAAGTGGCAAGTGGTAGGTGTGCCACGAGTTATCCTCTCAATGTAACGGTGGCCTGGAACCCGTCGGCCCACCAGAGGGTTTGGCCATCCAATCCCAGCATCTGTCCATGCGTGTACTGCACCGGCGTCTCGGCTTCGGGCGGTTGCCAGCCGATCAGCGCCCCCTTGATCGCGGCGCGCAGGCCCTCGATCGCGATAGCCTGGTTGCCGCCCCGGGCGTCGGCCACGCTCGGCCCCACCACCAGCACCACGCCGAAATGGAGATGGGCTAACTGACAGACCTCACCGATCCGGGTATTGGACTCGGCCATATCGGCCACCGGGACGACGTAGGCCAGGGGCAGCCGGTTGAGCGGGGGCGCGTGGCTCATGGCGTCAATCCACGCCGCGGCTCCCGATACCTCTTTGAGCGCCGGCACTTCGGCGCCTACGCGCGCGATGACGTCAGCCAACATGAGCCCCTCCCGTCCCGGCAAAAAAATCCGAAAATATTTCGATGATGCGCGCCCGGTCGTCGGGGCTGACCCCAAGCCACGGACGCGCGACGACGGTCTGCACGAAGGCGCCGATGTCGACCGAGCACTCGAAATTCGCCTTCTTCTGCGTCGCGAACTTCCAGTCATAGCGGTAACCGTCGGCCCAGTTGTCGTCGCGTTTCTTCTTCACCGTCCACGCCTGCATCCGGCTGCGCGCCGCGTGCTGGATCGTGCCCCCGAACTGCATGATGCCGGCATAGGGCAACGACGAGCCGATCTCCGCGCTGGTGGCGTCCGATCGGCTGGCGATGTTGGTGGACAGGTCGTGGCGCATGACCAGAATGAGCGGGCTCCAGCCCTTCTGCTCCTTGCGCGTCCTCCACGCCGCGCTGATCGGCGCCCAAGGCGTGCCGTCCGGGGCGCCCTGGCTCGCAAACCGGTCCCGGGTCGACACCAGCAATTTCTGGGCGACCATCTTCATGGGCGCGCTGAGATCGTCGCCGGCCGAGGCCAGCCGGGCCAGCGCCGCCTGGACCTCGGCGTCGTCGACGGTGATGGTGACGCGGGCGCCGGTCACAGGTTCCGGTCCTCCCCGCCGAAACAGTGGTCGTCCAGAGGCCAGCCCCGACAGACCCGGGGCGCCTGTCGGAACGCCACCCCGCTGCCGGGCGCCTCAGGCAACGCCAGCCCGGCAGCTTGAAGCTGGGTCACTCCGGCGGCGAGCGCCAGCAACTGCCGCAGCGCGGTCTGATAATTGACCGCGATGATGCTGTCGGGCTTGAGTTCGTCGCCCCGCAGCGCGTAGCGGGCGACGTCGCAGGCGATCCGGGTCAGGCCGGCGTCGGGCGCCGACAGCGGCAACCGGTAGCGGCTGGCCAGATGCCGGTCGATCAGCGCGTCGGCGTCGCCGAGCGCACCCGCGACCTTGGCGGCGTCCACGCCACCGGCGCCGTCACTGGCGTAGGTGGTCATCTCGGTAA